CAGGGAGATGCACTGCCAAGTGCATCTCCCAGGGTAGTGAACGCAACTCGCTATCATATCGATAGCAAGCCACGGGCACGTACCCGAGATCAGACTTGATCTCCCAGGCTGCAATTAAGCAGCCATTGCTAATTATTAGCAATGTCCAGGGGCTCCCTTAGTAGGGAGTTACCCACCTCGTTTTGATGTAGGCGGTACGAGGACGCCCAGCGCGTTCCAAGTGCTCCGCATCATAACGTGGAGAACTACCACGTTTGAGGAAGTACTTGAGTAGGGCAGCAGATCCATCCAAATGATCTTTGGGTGAACGGCTGACTTGAACACACGCCTTAACCAAAGGCGTGTGTAAATATTCATGTTCTTTCTCAGAAACATAACCAAGAAAGGAGACACGACCTAACGCTGATGAACTAGATTCGACACACGGGAAAACTCCGAGGAGTTTCTCGAGTTTCTTATCTAGCCAAGCACAGACCGACCAGCAACCGTATTCATAGAATAGATTGCGGGTGGCGACCCATGACTCGGTCTCAGCAACGCACTGCCGATGTGAAGGAAATTCACGACGGATCTTGACTATACTAACGTCTTGACCCGAGTAGAACTCCTTACCGCAAGACTCTCTGAACCTCCCGGTCCAGAAGGACTTACGACGATTCACTTTTGCACCAAAGTGCTCGAGTGAGTCCACAACGGTATGCACATACTCTATAGGGACAACAATATCATCCCCATAGACACGCACCTGGTTAACGTAAGGGAGAAATTCCTTAGCATTAACAAAACGGTGCCCTCGCTCTCTCTCTATCCCTAAGAAGATCATGGTCAGAAAGACCATGGCCTCCATGGGAAAACAGAGAGCAGAACCCATAGACGCAAACTTGGCTAACGGAATAACTCCGTGACCAGGAACGTCCGCATGTTGGGACCTGCAAGCAAGAACAGCCTCCTTTGACAGAGGATGTGATGCGAGCAGAGCCTCAACAAGGCGAACAGACACTCTATCAGATGCCTCGCTAAGATCTAACGTGGCAAGGGATCCAATGGACCCCTTCTGAGCCAAGAGCTGGTTAGGCTCCTGGGAATCAGAACTGATAAATGAACCAATAAAATTGGCTCTTATTGCACGGTTAAGCGACTCAAGCAATCCCTGCTGTACATACTGTACAGAGGAAGGCTCGATAGCTATAATCCGTGGAGTGCTCTGCGTCTTAGGGACTGAAATAACCCTAGAGGGCATCTCAGAACCAGGTTCCAGGAGGTCAACCTCGTCATATACATCCTCCTCCAAAGGAGGGGATGCAAAGAGAAAGTCTCCCATATGGAAGACAGACTCAAGACGAGAAGTCCAGTAACGACTACGGTACTTACCATTACTGGTGAGTTTATCCGCGGTAGCTCCTGGACCATGTTTCGGTACTATCGCGCCTTGATAGATATCTCTATCTACTTCGGCTAACGTAGGACCGTATAACAGTCGACCCATGCGAGCAAATTCAGAAACATCAGAATCAGCAAGCATAGACTCGGCATGTTTGACCTCCTCATCACAAGAAACATACTCGGACATGGCCCGGCGCTCCCGTTCGGGAGTGCAAGGTAAGACCATCTTGCTAAAAAGCAAAGTTAACTGCCTAATAGCATAGATAGCTTCCACATCCGGTACATCTCTGAGGACACCATTGTCAGGGTGGAACACAAGTTCCGTGAAACCTCTCAGAAATGAGGGGAGACACGAGCCTACCTTCTTAAAGGAAGGAAAGGCTTCGGGAACCACCATACCTTGGTCAAGACAATACTGAAAGTCTTTTCCAAAGGATGGAAGGGTAATCGTCAAAAACGACATACCCTCGTGTTCAACCCGCCCAAGGACAGTTTTACTGTCCATGGTGGTGCTAGTGCTACATCTACTGGCCAGTTCATGAGCCAGTACATTCCAGAGTGACGTCAGGCTTTTCATAGCCCCTCCTAATAGAGGTGTCTATCCTTAGCCTGTCGCACTGAAGGGAAGCTACAACCCACTAGAAATTAGTGGAGAAGAGCTAGGCCTAGAGCAAGCCCGCCACCGATGATCACAGCCAAGACGAGAAGTATCGCCAAGAACTGTTGACCAGAAGTGGCGTGATTGTAATCGTAACCTCGATTACTCACTATTCACTACCTCCAATTCATGTGGAGAACCACTGGTTAATAAGGGTGCAAAAACGGAGAAATGCATTACTGCATTTCAGCCGAAAGGTAAGCCAGTCCAATTAGGACTCGCTACCCAGCACCTTTTCCGTAAGGGAATACGTCGAAGCCGAAAGAAGACCTACAAGGCCTTCAACCAGTTTCTTCATTTCCGCAACGGTATAACCGGCGATTGGACGATCTATGACCAAGTAAACAGAAGATGAAACTTCCTGTTTCTTGGTTTCTTCATAGATGTTCGTAGTGAGCTTGCTCACGTCGATTCGCACGAGATGGCGTTTCCTATTCTGACCAGTTTCCGTAGTGGAAATAGTCAGTTTATTCAACCCATCAGAAGTCTCGTATACCGACTTGAAGTCCCCCGTAGAAACACGGGGGGCAGTCACTTCGGTACCGGCGACTTCTTTGAATTTTTGCGGATCGGTCAGTGCCATAGGCACACTCCTTTAGATACGGTGGCGAAAACCACCTGGTTTTTGTGCAGTGAATCTGCTACAGAAACTTGGTGATACCAAGCGCTGCAGTAATGGCGAGTTGGGTGGGTGACAAACCCTCCCATCCTACACCAAATCCGAAGGGACTTGCGGGGTACCTGCGTTTCGTGACACATTCAGTGCCACGTTTCCAGGGACCTGACCGTTGGCCGGGGGGATATTTACTTGAAATCAAGTAAGTCGCCCCATTGCCTTCGGCGTAGACTATTTCTTTGGATTGTCCATGATATAGCCATACCGCAATACAAGACCGGCTAGTCCAAACTGAGTGACGTTGTTAACAACCTCACCAGCATTTGAGAACCAGTCGACGGCCCAGCTCCACGGCGTCAGCTCCCAGAGAATTTCTGGGGATAAAGCGATTCCAAAGAGTTGATCGGCATCACTGCCGAAACCTAACGCTCTTCGCCAGTTGTCACTTGACGAAGGTAATGCGTAGGTAAAACAACCCTCGAACCACTTTTTAGTTTCCCTAACCAGGAAACACTGACGCTGAGAGGTTGGATCACTAACAAAAGCTACACCTGGAACCGAAGGGTTCGTATAGGTTTCGCTAGGTAGTGATTTGACCTCACGTTGCAATGGAAACTCGAACGTCCGGTGAGTATCTGATCCTTCACCTCTGTGATATTGTTTCATGATATCACGATGATGACGGGCGGCACTACTAACCTCTTTAACTTCAGAGGCTAATGGGGCCCAACCGAATTGATAGTTGAGATACTCACTACCGAGACCCTTAAGGATTTCGGTTTTCCTCTTCCAGGCTTGGATTCCAGGAAGAGAGGGAATACCCTCTCTCAAGGTTTCAGCAAGCCCGGTTCCGAGGTCAGACGCCGGATTAGTAGGCGCGCAGTAAGAGATCGCATTGGTTCCATCTATTTTAAGAGACGATTCGTTTTTCGAACCGAATTCTTCTTTTAGGTTTTTGAAACCTAGCGATTCTAACTCCGTGGTGGACGGGGCTTTGCCAATAACTGGACCGGTATACCACCGATTCGAGTTAGTAACAAAAGCATCCGTTATGTGCCCAGGTATATATATCTGGCGCACTAGGCTCGTATAAAACGGGCCCCCACTCCTGTAGGTACCGTCTGAACGGTTTACAGGATGCGACTCGGAAACAGTAATCTGTTTCCCCGTCACAGGGGTACCATAGGCAGAGCGGTCTCCTTCCCCTTTATTTTTATTCAGGGTTACGGAACCGCTTATCCTACGATCGTGGAACGAACGTTCCCGGGTACCTTGTGACGACATTGCAACAGCTCCCTTCTTATAAGTAAGTAAGATTTCTCTAACTTACTTAAGTGGATGATGCACTGCAGGCCCAGGAACTTCTCATTTCTGAGAAGCTAACCTGGG